AGTTTCTACGGACACTCCCTGGTACTACTAATAGGTGGGGGTGGCATGATCCATGAAAGAGCCTACATGCCGGCGCTCACCCTTTTCCCCCGTAAAACTTATACTGCAAAGTCTGCGGCGGCTGTTGTAGAGCCACCAAACTTCTCACCGTCCTCTAGCTTCTGAACGTTGTTAAGGCCTGCTGCAATGCCCTTAGATCCGCTTGTATCGTACGGATACAATGTGATCGAGGCACGACCATAGCAACCGCTGTAAAACTCGCTGGTGTCAATGATCGGGTTTAAATCTGCATCAACAATACCAGGGCGCTCGTTAGAGCTGGCGTTGATGAAATAATGACCTGCATACGCTGGATCATCTTTCTCCGCATCGCCGTCACGCAAACCGCCTTTAAGCAGCTTAGGTACTGATCCACCCCATACTGCAGCGTTAGCTGTCTTGGTGTCCTCAAATGCTTTCTTAAAGCGATTAACAGTATCTGTGTCTGATTTTGGGATCAGGATAGAAACAGAATACTTTAAAGTGCCGTTAGGTGTCTCAGCCGGTGCGAACACGTTAGCGTAAGAGAAACGTACTTTGCCAGTTACAAACTTGGTTTTGATAGATTTTGATGCCATGATCTTTAATTCCTTTTTAACATTAAGACTGATCTTCAATTGGGGTCAGTCTGTCTACCCATACACATAATAATGCAAAAACTAACTACTTTTTGGTTTCACAATATGAAATAGTTTTTTCCGGTAATAGTCGGCTAAAGTTTTTTCATGTTTATCACGCATTTCGTACAACATTTTTTGCTGCTCTTCTTTGTTAGGCGTCGTAGTATAATCCATGAATTTCCATCGCTTTCTTCATTGCCAGGGCTTTTATAAAATCAGACCTGTATTCAAACTCATGCAGTAGATCAGGTTCTTCTGATATGATGTCAACAATTTCACCAATTGAATGTCTTATCTGATTTACCTCTATGTGCATTCCTTTACCAGGGAGACACTCAAAATCTCTTGCATATTTATCAATTAAAAGATCGGGTACTTCAATGTTTGCTCCGTAACATGTAACGTGCATAATATCCTTTATTTAGCAACCATCACTAATCCCACGTTGCCCATTGCGTAGCCTAAAAACATGATACCAGTTCCTACACCGCCTTTAATAAACTGATCAATGGCCACCACAAAATAAACAACACCCATTGCTGCAATTAGCCAAGTGCTCATGAGAAATCTTCCTTGGCGTCTTCTTTAACACGTACCAGTTTTGGCTGGCCTTCCGGGCGAATTACCAGGTCACCTAGCCACGCTGTAATTTGGCCCTTAGGTCCTAACTTTTCTAATGCCGCAATAGATTTGAGCTTAGGAGCCTCCCAAATAATTTCTGGGTCCATACCCTTCTCAACCAAAACGGTGGCCGCCAGAGCGCTGTCAGCGATCTTACGATGGGTTACTGTGGTGGAGAGCTTGTAACCTGGTGGCACAACGTTTTCGTCAACCGCACGATTCAGTGCAAACTCTTCTACATCATTTACCCAGGTGCGTAGGTTCTGAGCTTTTACTAAAACAACACTAACTTCATCCTCGGTTAAAAGGGCCGGCGCTTTAAACTCCTGCTTAGCGAGTTCTGTATTGTAGTCGCTGCGTGCTCTGCATTGCGCTTTTGCACGACAGAATTGGCACCAATCACCCGGGAGGAACTCGCCTGCTCCGCTCCAGGCTTTCTTTGCTTTTGGTTTGACAAAGTAGTTTGCCCAATCGACAAGTTTAGCAACGGTAGTCCCATCAGTTGATATGCTGTCCAGGCGAGGCTGGTGGATCGTGTAGGATACTTCTTTAATATCGGGATACTCTTCCCTAAACTTTGACCATGCTCCGAGAGCGTATAGTCGTAGCTGGGTGTTGTCAATTGCCGATACAGGAACTCCCTTGCCGAACTTGAGGTCGATGACACGAATGGCAGACTTAGAAAGAATGACCACGTCCGCTGTACCAAAGCCGTCAGGTACCCAGTCGCTGAAGTCAACACGCTGTTCAAATAAAGGGGTATCTCCCTCACCGATTTGAGAGCGGACGTATAGTACGTAGCTATCGACGTGAGCCTCAAAATCTTCGTTGTAGTAGGGTGTTGCTTTGATGGTGCTAACTTCATTTTCATACTCCTCTAATCCAATTTGATTGTAATAGTGTCTTAATTTAGCCTCTGCCAGGGTGTGGGCTGTGGTGCCTTCTTGACTAAAGTCAAAAGCGCCGGAGCCACGTTTTTGTTCTGGTAAGGTTGCCTCAAGTTTAGCGCTGGGGGTGCAGGATAGCCATCGTTTTGATCCTGATGCGCTTAGGAGTGCATGTGCGGTCATTTAAGTCTTTCAAGTCTGTTTAAGGTATATATAATAATGCAAAAAAGGCACCTTTTTGGGATGCCTTTTTAGGTAAAACTGAAAAAATATATTCTTAAACTTTTAGGGCGGCGATCAATTCACTAATCTCTTTATTAAAGTCAACCACAATCTCTTGTTTCACAGTTGATTTAATTTCCCTACTGTCTTTGTAGTCATCCGGATACTGACCACGTAATGCTATTTCAGCAACCCTGGAGTTAAAGCCCCGGTTGTCGATGTTTGCCAGCATCATGTTTTCCCAAAACGCTTGGCCGTAGGTCGTTGCCATGTCCATGGTTTCAGCAAAGAATGGATCGTCCTGTTTCCACTTGGCTGCGGTTGCCTTGCTAACACCAATGGCTGAGTACATGGCTTTTTGAGACGCACCATGTTGCCCGAGTTCTAAAACGGTCTTTGCCATTTCCTCGGTAAATTTCTTTTTAGCTACCACATTTCCACCTTTTTAGTGATGCTGCTTTGCGTGTTGGTTTGCCATTCTCGTCCTTCATCGGACCTGGCATGCCTGACATGCGTGCACAGAATGAGTCTTTGCGTGCCCCGCCTTGAGGCTGTGGGGCTTTTAAATTTGAGCCAGTGGCTGCGTTGTATTTAGCACGGCCCTTGGCAGTTAGTCCAGCGCCTTTTGATACTGGTAACTTTTCACCACGTCCTATTGCCAGTGAAACACCACCACCTTTTTTCATGGTAGCAGTTTTTGCTGATTCTTTAAATGCTGCCGCGGTGGGGGCACCTTTGGTCCCAGGTTTGCGCATCTTTTCGCCGGAGCCGTTTTTTATGCGCTCCTGTTTATTATGAATATTTGCGTACAAGCCGGGTTTAGTTGCCATGATTGTAAAGTTTTTATAAGTTATTGTAAAGTTAACCCTTCTGTTTCTCGGTGGGTTATAACCTCAGTGATTGTAGATTAGATCACGCAGCTTCCGCGAGTGCTCGGGAATGAGCTGTAAAGCTCAAAATGCTTTTAGAATATTACTGAAACGCCAGCTAATTTCTTAGCCACGCTTGCTAGTTCTTTGGTTGTTTGACCGCTGATAAAGGTATTGATCTCAATAGCCTTGTCGATGATCTCTTCAGTTGTTGGAAACTTTGGAGCCAAATCAGCCGCCTCTTTTGTTGTCTTGTTGAGCAATTCCCACGCCGCTATATTAGCCTCGTGTTGCTTGATCATCAAATCTTTAGCTGTGTTAAAAATAGAAAAGCGTAATTCAAATGGTGTAACCATGGTAAATCTCCTGTGTGTGATGTGTGTAATGCCCGTATTTGGTACTACCCCTCCACTGTCTTGGGCGTTGAGGAGGTGCCGATTTTCTATGCAGGCAGATCGGCAGCCTGTAGCTTTTTTAAGGCTAGGGTAGATAGGAGCGTCTCACGACGTGTCCTATATATAATAATGCAAACAATTACCTAAAACCGCCCTACATTTAATCCGGGACAATAATTGTCTTTTTGGGTTTGGATGGAGGGGTCTTGCTTAGTGCGCTGTGTAGGTGTGGCATGACATCATTGAGCATCATTTTGGCCATTGCCGCAGCCTTTTCCTGGTGCTCGATTTCCTGCTGCGCCGTTGTCATCTTAGCTTTACGTTCAACCTCAGCTATGATGTTGTTGCTTACACCTGCTCGTTTAAGAAGCTGCTTTAGGTTCATCTTGTGCCTTTGCTACAGCGGCCAAACTTTCTTGTGCTTTTGACACTTGTGGACCTGCCTGCATTTGAATCATGTTGATAAACGCCACGTAAGTTGTGGTTGGTACTTGGTTTGGTGTGTTAAGAACATTTAACAACGCATTTACTTCCTTTACTGACATCTCAAGGGTTACTACAAAGTCATCTACTGACGGGAGCTCTTTCTCGCTCATTTTTTACTTCCTTTCTTTTTTGATTTTGGTTTTGCTGTGTTTAACAAATCAAGTGCCTCGCCAAACATAGCCTCTCTTGCTGCTAACTTCTCCGGATCAGTGCAATACTGATTTAATTCAAACACCCTTGCTGACATATCCATTAACTGCCAGCAACGCATGTCGTGTAACTGCTTAAGGCCAAGTAACGTATTAGCCACTTCATCTTCTGTCATTGGCTTTTCAGCATCACCATGAAACTTAAAAAATGACTCAAGGTCATCAGATGTTTGCCATACTTTGTATATGGCATCTTCTAAATCAAAGTGTGTATATTTTTTCATTTAGCCTTCCTTGCCTTCTTGACGGCTTTCTCAAACTCGCCGTGTACAAAGTACCACTTAGCTAATATCTCGATGCCGGCCACGGTTTCTTTGTATGCCTCGACGTCGTCTTCGTGCATTGACTTATTGTTTTTTAAATCATTGGTGAGACTAACATAATCTTCTACCAACGCACCTTGAATAATTGTATCCATTGTGTCATCATCTATTTCAATTTTCATACTTTTACTCCTGGTTTAAATAGCACGCATTGGTACGCAGCTAATGTTACGTTTGGTCCAAATTTATTAGTCACAAATTCTTTTTTGTATTCGTTACATTCTTTTTCGGATATGTAGTCGGGGCTTGTCATAAACCCACAAGTACTTCCCACACAAATTACTGACACAAATATAAAAGCGTTCATCTTCCACACTCCGGATCTGCTGCGTCCATTTTAGTACGTTTGCGAATCTCACGATCAAGATACCATCGTGCTTTGCGTAAGTCTTCTACTGCATCTAATTTTAAATCACATCGCCAGATATACTTTAGCGCATTACCAAGATTAAACCCCATGTGCTCCGTAATCTGTATGCACTCAATACCTGACGGGTGCTCTGTGTAATGTTTGGGATGGTTTACCGGATCTTGCATGTCTCATCTCCCTAAGTTCTTTTTCCATGATCTGTAGCTCCTCGAAGCTGTCACAAACCCAGATCCCCAATAAATTTTCGTAGCGGCTAGTGTCAATGTCCTCCACACCACTAAGCGTCTCCATAACATAATGTCCTTTATATCTGTGTTCAACAATGAAGTGACTCATATCTTTAGTTCCCTTTTAATAAACTCAACGCCTTTTGCAAAATGATAGCGCCAATATTTTTCCGTAACACCAATGTCTGTATAATTCAATCCGTCTAAAAATGATTCTAAAATGTGTCGTTGTTTAACGGGCATTTTATCAACAATCAAACGCCTAATGTCTAAAATATCTTCCGGGTCCCAGGGCAACCACCCTTCGACAACCAAGTTCGATATGTTGTCGCCATCGTCTTGTTCAATTGGATCAACATCTTCATCAGATAATCTAGGTGTTATTGCGTTTACTTTGTGTTTGGTTTTTGTTCTCATAATGTTTTAAAAATTGCTGCCGAATAAATATTGCCCATACCTGCGGCAAGACTGAGGATGTTGTGGCCTTTGCCACCAATTATTAAATCATTCGATAAGAACACCTTGTCTTGTTTTGTTCTGTTGGGAATACCTGGTACTATACCTTTTTTCATATCGTCTAGTAACAAGCATGTTTCTAATAATCCTGATGCACCCATAGTATGGCCAATACGCTGCTTATACGATGTTGCAATAAACTCTCGATGAAAAATCTGCTGCAGCGCTGCTTTTTCGGAGGCGTTGTTTGACTTAGTTCCAGTCCCGTGCGTCTTAACAATACGTATATCACTTGATGATATATTGGCCATCTTAAGCGCACCAGCTGCCGCCCTGACAAATCCCTGGCCGTCCTCACGTTGTCCAATAGCGTTGGTGCTGATCTCTGACGCACTATAAGCGCTTAAAAGTTGAGCCTTAGAGTTGCGTGCATGCTTAGCATTTTCAAATACTGCTAAAGCGGCGCCTTGGCCAATATTAAAACCATAATTCACGTCATCAAAGGCTGATGGTAAAATGCCTTGATCTTCCTGGTCTTTGGTTAGGCATGCTTTAGACTCACCAAAAAACTTTAACACTGGGTTACTTACAGCGTCTTCCAGTGTTAATACAATTACACGATCAAAGCCGTACATCCTAAACATCTCTGCCACGTTCATCATTACCTTTAAGGATGATGCGCATGCACTGGCGTCTGTAATTACCATGTCGTTTGCACCACACGCTTGCGCTATACGTCCGGCATATACCTGGGTTAAAGACAAGGCCAAAAACTTATAGTCGTACGTTAGTCGGTTGTCGATCCCTGTCTTGTTATGTACGCCAGCAAAATGGCTGTTACCTGCTGCCAGGATAAAACCAGTCTTACCCGGACGGCTGCGTAAATTCTCTAAAAGATTTTGATCTAAAACCTTTTCTGCTAACTTGTGCGGCGCATAGACTAATCCTGTCTGTGCATTTTTATACGTGTCCGCAAACCAGTGTACACGCTGTGGGTACGGAATGTCTTCCATCATCTCGGTCTGCGTGGTGCTGGCCGTACGATAGTCGGTCAAATAAATATTCACAAAACCATCTCCAAAGCCTCTTGTATGGTTGCTGGTGGTTCTTTGGTCTTACGTTGTTCCATGAAGTCAAACATATCATTAACAGTGGTTGGCTGTAATAGTTTTAGCTCTTCTTCCGGCACGCCGTAAATGTCACCCAAGTAAATACCCATCATCAGTAGATCCAGGCTGTCTAAGCCTGTATCACCGAGAGAGTCGCCCAATGAATTGGCACGGGCCCCCATCGAATTAACGGGGGTTACCACACCAATTAGGGCATTGAAGAGTTCTAATTTGTCCATGCTTATAATAATGCAAAATTTAGGGAGTTTAAAAGGGCGTCCTGCAAATTTATTTTTCCGTCCAGTACTTTTACCACCTGCTCGTCAATACTATTAGTCATAATTAAATGGTGTATGATAACCGGTTTTTCTTGCCCTTGGCGGTAGATCCTAGCATTGGCCTGGATGTAGTTCTCTGAGCTCCATGGTAAATCGAACCAGATCGTTTGTGCTGTCTCTCCAACGTTGCACTGAAGATTGAGCCCGATGCCCCCACTTTGGGGATGGGCAAGGAGCATACGAATCTCGCCACGACGCCACGCCTCGATGTTGTCATCGTCCAACACCACCGCCTCTGGGAATTGAAGACGTAGTCTTTGCAAAGAGTGCTTGAAGTGGTAGAAGACGAGCGTGGGACTTGAAGATTCTTCCATGATCGACTCAAGCCGTTCCAGTTTAGTGCGGTGTATTTCTTGCGCATCTCCTTCTTCATTGTAGACAGCTCCAGACGTGAATTGCAGGAGCTTGTTCGCCAGTGCGGCTGCTGTAGGAGCTGTGATACGTTCCTTCTTGACTTCAACGACCATGACTTTTCTAAGTTCATCATATTTTTTCCTTACCTGTGGGTCAAAAGATATACCATGGTATATACTGGTACATTCCGGTAGATTTAAGTAGTCCTCGGCTTTCAGGCTAAAACAGATGTCACTGATTTTGTCCTGAATTACTTGGTCACACCCCGGCTTTAATTTCCAATTATACACCACCCTGGTGTGCCTGTTCATCTGATCGGGTGTCATGTATTTGTCTCTAAACTTGGTCAGGCTTGTCTCCAAACGCTGCCCAAGATCCAATATACCCACCTGGGACCAGAGATCGGCCATGCCCTGAGGGGTAGGTGTGCCCGTGAGGATTACACGCCGTGAGAAGCCCTTTAAATGCTTCTTAAGGGCCTTAAAACGTTTGGTGCTCGGGTCCTTAAAACGAGATGACTCATCAATCACTAAGTTAGTGAACACTAACTTGTCTGAAAGGCCACAAAGCCACGCCACGTTTTCCAGGTTAATCAGGTATACGTCTGCCTCTTGATCTAATGAAGATAACCTTTGGTTCACCGGGCCAAGTAGCTTCGATACTCTGAGCGATGATAAGTGCTTCCATTTCTTGCATTCCGTGTCCCACACTGTCTCCGCTACTCTCTTGGGTGCTATGATCAGCGTCTTGCCCTGGAATTGTTCCGCTATGATTGTCAGTGTCGTTGCGGTCTTCCCCAAGCCGGGCGGCAAGAACAGCCCGACGTTTGGCATCGTGCTCGCTTTGGCTATCAGTTCCTTCTGATACGGGTGCAGTTGGTCTCTCGTTAACATTTACTTTCTTTCTAGCCTCGTGCAGCCAATCTGCTACGGCGTACAGTTCTTTTTCAGTTGCGTCGTTTTTAATCCTGTTTGCGTTGTGCGAGATAAACACCACGTTACCTGGCACATAACCTAATTCGGGAACAATGCGATCTAATGATGGTGAGTCGCCGGTGGTTTTTCCTTTACCAAGTTTTGACCTACCCCACACAAACTTATGGCCAAACACGGGGCAGTGATCACCAGCCACCTCTCTTAAATATTTTAGGGTAATGGTAAATGGTACATTTTTATTTTGAGCTCGGGATTTTGCTTCCTGGAAAAACCTACCGATGTGAATTTTTTTTTCACTTAACTTCATTAACAAAACCCTCTATGTCATCATAATTTCGCAACACGTAAACAGGAAAACCCTGCTCGCCCAATTCGTCAAACACCAGGATCTGTCTTGGAGATAGTTTGCCAGTCTCGGTTTTCAGCTCCACCAGGTGCACTTGGTTGTTTAAGAATACTATCCGATCCGGCACCCCCGACACTGTTGAGATCCACTTGTACGTCAGGCCGCCCGACTCCTTGACTCTTTTTACTAGATATTTTTCTACTTGCTTTTCGAGCATACTTTTCCTTTTCGTGCATACAGATTTTAAAAATCTGTCCGGCTAAATGACCTGATAGGTAGGCCCGTGTTTCGTGTACAAAGTTATCCTCTTCACCTATATGCTCGGCCAAATGATCCACAGCATGACTAACCTCGTGAGCAATAGTATCAACCAGCTCACCAAGATTATCGTTAACGAGAGACATATCAAAAACCAAAATAATGATTGCATCTTTTCCATCTCCGATGAGGTGGGTTTCCGCAATCCCGCAATCCAGCGCACTAGCTTTAAGCGTAACATCATGGTCCTTTAATATTTGTTGAAATACTTTGTCATCAAAACATAGCTTAATGACGTCCGGAAAGAATCCGACGTCTAGCTTGTAGTAGTTATAATTTTTTTTCTTTTTGGGGCTCATGATCTTTCCATTGCGGCTAAGCCATAACCACAAGTTGCCGTTAGCCAACCTAAAAATGCCGCCGTGTCATCAAATAACATGTAGGAAATAACTCCACAAATTGCGCCCATTACAATGTATATATCTCTCATCAGTGTCTTGTCCTTTTCTCTTTACGTTCTAGCATATCCATAATTTCTTGCTGCTCTTCTTCCGGTAAGTCATCTACTCGTACGGCGTCGTGCAAGATCTCGCCTGTGGTAACTAACTGGATAATGCCCTCCATTAGATTATCAATATCTTCTTGGGTCATGTCCATGTCTTCCATGAGCTCATCTGCCCAACCCTCTTCAAACTCTACTGTCTTTTTCTTTTTAGTCATTTCTGTGATACCTATCGTTAGGGTTATTAATCATTGCTTTAATAAGTTCTTCTGTATTAAAGAACCATTGAATACACTTGCGTCCGTCTGCTTGGTAGATGGTAAAGCTCATTCGGTTATTCCGTGGGCGCGTTCGATGGCGCGGGCGAATGTATAAGCTATATGGCCAATATCGCCGCCTTCCCATAAACTTTTCCAAATATCGTGTATCTGCTCATCGGTCAACGGAGTACGTTGCGCATCTTGCCGGTCTTGTGTGGTGAATGTGGTCATTTCTCAATCTCCTGTGTTGACGCGGCTAGTTCCCATAACGCGCGCTCTTGCTCTCTGCCTGCCTCAAAGCCGCCGGCGTGTGCCATTGCCTCGTAGTGGCTTTGCTTTTCAATCATGCGCTCGATGCGTCCGTTTAGGTTTTCTATTAGGGCTTGTTGGTTGCGTAGCATGTTGGCTATCTCCTCTGCGTGTTCATAAATTCTGCCGCTATCAAACAGAATCATTAAATCAGCCATTTCATTTGCGTTCATACCTTTTCCACCTCAGTCCATGCGGCAAAGTAGTAGCTCTCGTCATCTGACCCTTGGCATGGCGCGTACATGCCGTCCACATGGGTGTAAGTGTACGTTGCCTCTTTGTTTGCCTCCGGTGCAGCAGGTGGTACTCGAGTCTCTTCGTCAATGATTCTAAACTTGTCACCACGTTTTAAGTCGTATAGTTTCATGTTATATCCTAAAATTTGGAATTGATTTACGTCTGCCGTATTTGAGCCGTGTCTTTAAACTGTACAGACTACCAAACGTTTTGTTCTGCCATCCTTGGTGCGCACGACGAACCTGCACCATCTTAAATCGAATCCAGCGCAAACGAAAACGTTTTTTGCCTGCAAAGTGTTTTATTGTTCTGCGTTTACCGACTCCACCAAATATAATGGTGAAGTCGTTGCGCTTAATAAACTTTTTAAAATTAAAACGTTTCATTTATCTTCAAACTGAATTGCTTTGTAATTAATTGCAAAGTTTGCGTACTGCCACATCTGATCAGCTGCCGATGACGGGCTTTCGCCTCGCATTACCAGTCCAATCAATGCCGCCATGGCGTACAACATTTTTTCATCTTCTCTTTCCATCATTAAAATACTCCTTCGTCAAATGTTTCTACGCTGTCTAAATATTTCTGTGCCTTCTCGTTGAGCTTGACACCCATGTACACCTGCGATCGCTCGCCGTTCATCTGCACCTGCTGCGACATGACATAACGCTCTTGTGTTGCCGCTAAGAATCTGCGCTTGAATGCCTGCTCGGTTCCTGGGGCCATTGACTTCTTCAGCGCCCAGTGTTTCCAGCAAACAAACACGTCCTCTTTCTTGACCATGCTCTTTGGATCAAACTCCAGGGCGTCCTCTGCAAACGTGCCCATCGGGTTGCCCAGCTCGGCCATCAGGTCCAAATACTCTTTGCCTGTTGATGGTTGTAAAAAGTGTCCACCACGTCCAAGCCTGCGCTTAAGTCCTTCCATGGCCCAGTTAAAAATTCCACTGAGCTCTTGTTCTAACTTGTGCGCTAGGTCTGTGTCTTCCTGGTTAAAGAATGACTTTGTCATCTTCAATACAATCATACGTCCAGTCAATGCGTTAGAGTTCTCTGTCAGTTGCAAAACTTCGTTAGAATAAATGACTAGCCTGGTTGGCAGGTATCCGTTCCAGGCCTCTTTGTTCTTACGATTGACTGTAATAGTATCACCCCCAACAATACGCAGCAGCTGGCTAACAACAGCGGATCTGTTACGCTCAGGCGCTCTAGCGTCGGTAAATGACGCAAGGAGCTTACCAAGCCAAGGTTGAAGACCGAATGTATCACAAAGCTCTCCCAGTTCTGGGGCCACTGTGTTGTGCTGTCCTAAAAGCGCAACCAGGACCTTGTTGATCGTACCTTTGCCTGAGCGGCGTGGTCCAATCAGGTTAAAGAATTTTTGCTGTCTTGTGTCTCCCGACAAAATATAGCCAAACATTTCCTGCAAACATTCAATAGACTCTTCGTCGTCAGTCCACACCGATTTTAAAAAGCCGTCCCAGGTTGGGCAGGTTGCCGCCTGGTTGTACTCAAAGGGTAAAGAGTTCTGTGTAAAGAAACCCAGTGAGTGTGGAATTAAAATTGAGTCCTCTAAGTGGAAGAGTCCGTTACGTAGTGATACTAACTTAGAGGCAGCTGGCTTTGAGCGTGCGTAGTCTTCTAACCAAATTGGCGGCTTAGTGTTCGGGTGATTTGGCAGGTGCACAATCGACTTGATTGCGTCCAGTGCCCCCGAGACTGTCGCCGGCGATGGGTTGAACGGCACCAAGGCGCCCTGCTTGCCGCTCTTCTTACACTTGTCCAAGAACGCATACACCCTGGACCGAATCGTCGCCTCCTCGATCACCTCGTAGTGCGTGCCTGCGTAAATAAAAAAGTCGTCCGCATAGTGCACGAGCTTGTAACCCTCTTCGCTCGAGTAGTAGTTATCCAAGAACGTACGGGCATGGTTCATTGCCCCTGAGTCCAGGATGATCTCGCCCCGGGCCAGTGCCGCAGTCCGGTCCTGTTGGTTTACCTGGAACAACAAAGAGCGCAGTGTGGCCCCGGACCCCTTGAACGTCCTCCACTTGTTCTCGCATGAGTAGTCGCCCGTTGAGGTATAGCTCGAGCCCTGTGAGCTCCAGCGATCCCATGCCTCACAAGCCTCGACGTCCCCACCAAACTGGTGGTGCAGGATGGCGCCTACCTTTAACCAATCATGGTAGCCGCACTCCGGATCGAGCTTGGCCAGGATCTCTGTCTCGACCCTGGTGATGTCCCAGTCCTCAAGGGGTGCTACATAGTCCCCGAACGAATCGCCTGTATGCCGCAGCGTCCGCTCCGGTATCAGTCCAGTGAGGTCCTGTGCCTCTTGTGGCACGCTGCCTGAGATCAGCTGCCCTGTCACTGTAAAGAATCGTCCCTTGCTATACGCCTCAAAGCCGATACTGTGGTCCGCATGCGCTGCGAACGGGTTGGACCTGGTGAAGATCTTCACACCCGTGCCGCTGGGTGACACTTCCATATAGCCATCAATCTGTGTTGCAATATGCTGCATTGCAGCATTTATGAAACTGCCTGTGTGGTTGTCGTAGCAATCGTCCAAGTCCACGCCTACCAGGTTGTCGTCCTCACTGAACACAAAACCCACGCCGTCAAACTTATGGGTGTTGTATGCCTGCTCGGCACTGATGAAGTCCGTCCAGGTTGCCGGGTTGGTCGAGCTGGCCGATTTGCCGCTGGTCTGCAGCGGCATTTTGGCCCATCTCTTATTCTCTCCGTCGCCTACCTCGACGAATGACCACATGACCCACCGGGCCACGGATCGCAGCTCTATGGGTATGTTGGCCAATACGACTGGCAGGCATGTTGGTTTGTTATCGCTCATTTAATCCTTTCATCTTGCTTATAATAATGCAAAATCCTATATATCTGTAAGTAATAAAGAACGCTTTTTATATAACTAAAAGTCCTAAGTCCTAGGGTTGCTAGGGTTGCTACGCTTTTTTAATCTTTTTTAAAATAAAAAATAAAAACGTAAGTGTACCCTGGAATGACTAAATAAGCCTCGCAACCCTAGCAACCCTAGGACCATTTCACATTATGAAACGAAACATGGCTGCCAGGACGTGCAAGCCAAAATACACAAAGGTGCCCAACAATACTACTTTTAGTAATATGTCCCAATTGTCGTTCATACCATCACCTCCAGGTCCTTTTGGCCAAGCATTCTGTAGGCCCATTCCCTAAACTTAATACGATGCTCTGAGTCCTGTGGATCTCTGTCGTCCCATAACACCTGGATCTCAAAGTCCCCCGCCTCGTTGTAAAAGTCAATCCTGGTCAGGTTGCCGTCCTTGTCGTACACGTCCGTAGGTATTACCTGTTTCATTATTCCTCCTCCTGTAGTACTGAATAAGTGTCACGCACCCTTACACCACCCTCGTCCCATGAGTCCGATGGTCCGTAGTCCCCACGAATGGCGCTCATGCGTGAGCTCTTCCTAAACTCAGGCTCCACTGCCCACCAGGCCAGTGACGCCTCCTTGTACTCCTGCCAGTCCTCATTCAATTCAAACAGCGGGTGGTTCAGTCCAGCGACGTCCACTGTGTCGTAGTCTGCAGTCCGGACCCACTTCTGTTTGCCGTAACCCTTAACACGCACCAGTCCACACTTGTTTCGGGCCGTGATGTACCGGTCGTACGCTTTTTGCTGCTCCTGGGTAAATGTAATCATTCTTCACTTTCCTCCTGTAAATTCTCGTTGTTCAAGTTGTCCAAACTAATTGGCTCCCGGGATATATAACCCTTTAACTGGTGTATACGCTCACTGGTTGTGTTTAATAATGTTGCGAGCTCGCCTGCCGTGGGTTTACGTCCAAGGACCTGCAGCAGCGCACGCTCGTTATAATTCATGCGCTTGAGCTCTTCCATAATGTTAATCGGCAGCCTGATCACATTACTGGTGTTGTCTAGCTCACGCCTCACACCACGCTCAATGAACGGCCTAGCATAGCCGGCAAATGGTACATTCTTGTGGGGTTTCCAGCGCTTTGCAGCAATCACCAGCATCTCATTGCCAATCGAGAGTATATCCTCCTTTTCAATCTTGCTATGGTCCCACACGCTCATGGCCGTTACAACGTGGGGCACGAATGGCAGGTTGTGATAAACCAATTTCTCCAGGGCATCCTCGTCACCCTCTTGGATTAATGCCGCTAAGGCATGCTCCTCTTTGGTGGTCAAGCGCTTGATGTCCTGGCGCATGAGTCCTTGCAGGTAGTCCGTCTTAATATCGTTGTTACTCAAAATAATGCCTCCGGTAATATGGTAAGTGCCACCTGGTAAGGATCTGCTTTTGGGGCCCTTGGTAGAGCCTCTAAGCGCATCCCGGCTGTGAGGTAGGGGGTAGCCTCCAGTTTACTTGCAAACTTCCTGCAGGCCCCTCCAAACTCGTCAATCAGTATGTACCTGTAATTGCTCACGCTCGTCCTCCCTTTGCTGCTCTTTCCACTGCTGCCACACCTCGAGCAGGTTAGTGTCCTCGTATGGTGTTGCCAGGATCTCGTCCACGAAGTCCTGCTGTACCTGGTTTAATCTTACAATCTGTCTAAGTCCGTGCATTTTACACCTCCAGTGATTTAACGACTACTGCCTTGATATGCTGCACCTGTGTGACCTGGGCCACAAAGTCTGCGTCTGCAAATTTACGTACTAACGGGCCGCTAATGTTTTCCCTGTCGTACTCTTGCACCTCGGCGATAAACTGCTCACCCTGGTACTCACCCACACCACGGGCCAGGAGCTCGGCCTTAAGTTTATTCTTAATGGCCTCGAGCTCTTTAATCTGTTTGTCTACTGCGCCGTACTGATCAATAATGTTGTTCATAATTCCTCCGTTGTAAGACTCTATTATAATGACTTTTTATCGTGGTGTCAAACACTTTGTATAAACTCTAACCATTCTGTACCCTGGCGCTCTTGGACGTAATCAGCGCTGCCCTTGGTACCAGGTCGCACCTGGTCACGTGACGGGATACGATTGCCGTAATAATCCTTAAACTCTTTGAGGCCCAGGACGCAATAACCCTGGTCGATAGCTGCCATCATGGTGCGGCCGTAAGATCCTTGTAGGCCCCAGGAGCCGCTGTTAATGGCACGCTGCACGCTTGCATAGTACTCCTGGTCATCAACGTACTCTTCGGTCTCAATGTTGTTAATATCGTTAATTGTCAGTGTCATACTGCCTCCTTAGTTAATAGTCTTGAATACAGCTCGTTTACTTTCCTGCTCATCTCTTCAAAAAATTCTTTCTTGGTGTCGTACCCAACATCTTTGTAGGTATTGCCAAGGGCCAGGTCATTAAAATCAAAAATCATTTCTGTTACTAGCTCTTCAATATACTTATCCATTATGCCTCCTCGTGTAATCTAATCTTGGCCTGCTCCGGGTTATTATACCACCTGTTTGCAATCTCCCAGGCATCGTCCTGGTCATGCGCATAAATTGTGGTCCGGTACTCTTCTGCAATCAATAAGTCGTATAGTGCTCCCATCATTCACCCCATTCTTCAGTATCATAATCATAAACATAAAACCCCTGGTCCACGGCCTGTTGATAGGCCTTTGCGAATGTTGGTGCATCTATTACCAGGGTGTTGCCCTCTTCGTCTCTAAAATAAGCTGTAATCATTTTGCGGCCTCGATTTCATCAATGATCCATGTTAGTGGTTTGCGTGTTCTTAAATACTCTGCTGCCTCATCAGCACGGCGCTTTTGCTCTGCTGCATAAGCAGCACGTCCTGCTGCATAATACTCGTCGCTACGGGCCTTAAAGAAACCCTCAACGTCACCACTGGCCAAGGCCTGGGATAAGAGCTCCTGGGCCTGCTCCTGGGTGATCTTAGAATCGTGGCTTAGCTCCAGGTCGTACGCACCCTCAATGGCCTTAACAACATGATAACCGGCGCCATAAAAACTGCTGCGCTTTACCTGGTAAGTAAACGGGCGGGAGGCCTCAGGGAACCAGGCGCTTGCCAGTGCTGCGTCGTCTGCTTTGCTGTAGTTATATGTCATGTTATTAATTCCTTTTTTGTGTTGATGTGTTTATTATACTGGTATTTGACTTATTGTCAACAAGTATTTTAATAAACCCCAATCTCACCAGGGTTAATCCATTCGGCGTGTAGGTCGTACTTTGCCAGGATGTTGGTGATCAGTGGGTTAATGCCAAACTCCCAGTCCGGTATGCTATGGCCGTCATAATAATTGGCCCACAATGTATCCCGGTCGTAATCGCCCTGGATACCCTCGGCGCTGATCTGAAAATTCTCAATGTCTGAGCGCTCGTATACCGGGCATCCAATTTTCTTAAGCGCATTAAATGCGAGTCTATGGTTACGTGTCATGCTGCTTTCCTTTCATTGTGCATTAACTTAATTGCTACATCTGCTAATAAATCTATTGCTGCCTCCCGGCGCATCTGCTCTTCCAGGTTGGTGGCACTGTGGCCGCCGGACCATTCACTGGCATTGCTCGAGATCACCCGCTGCAAGTACATCACCTTATCACCAAACCCCTGGCAGTGCTCGATCTCCTCGCACAGCTCCAGGTAATACTCTTTTGCAAACTGCTTTTGCATCTCGCGTATTGCAAATTTAATATCTGCCATTATACAATTTCCTTTCCGTCACTGTTTACCAGGACACGGCCCTCGCCTGCCTTGGTCCAAAAAAATCCTGGAACCGACCACTGAAATTGCTCGATGTCGAACGTCCAGGTATCGGCCTTGGGCCCGATTAATTCACCCTGGCCGGTTGACTGAGTGTACAGGGCAATGCAGTCCTGGTCAAGCGCTGCTGCCAGGGTGCTAAAGCTGCCGTAGATCTCATCAAAGTCGATGATCACTGCAGTCTCTGCCTGGTCATAAGACACACGCACCTGGGAAACACCCTTGACAAAACTCAATGCCACGGCCAGGGTGCGCTCTACGCTGTTAGGTGTGCCTACAAATGAATTGTCAAGGCCGATATTGATTGTGTAATTGCTCATGGTGTTAATTCCTTTTTTTTGTGTTGATGTGTTTATTATACTGACTTTACTACCTGGTGTCAACTACTATTTAAAGTACTCGACTTTTATTTCGCCGTAACCAGCTTTGTAGCCGGCCTTGTAAGCGGCCTCGGCCTGGGCCTTATAGTCGCCGCTCTCCAGGTAGAGCGCCTCTTTAAACCAGCGACGCTCATTGTCATGCCTGGCAATATCTTGCTGGCGCATTGCCTTGCCGGCTTTAAAGCCGCAATCCTGGTAAACTTCTAAACTATTGAATTGAATTGTCATAATTAATTTCCGTTGTGTTGATGTGTTTATTATAGTGACCTTGTGCCAGGATGTCAACAATTATTTATCCCAAATAAATCCGTCCTGGCGTACGACCTTGTAATCTTCCCTGGTAAGCGCATACTTAATTGCTGTTGATTGGGTTATAAACTGGCCTATGAGCTCACCATTGCCGTTAAACACGGCATAGACTGATTTGGGTTTGTCCTGGTCACGTAACGTGCTATCTGCTTGTGCTAAGTCGATCATTGTGCTGCCTCCTGGTTTAAATATTCGTTGATCAATACAATGGCCTCATTGGCCTGGGCCAGGATACTAATGGCCCTGGCGCCGTCATCTAGCTTACTTACAAAATCCAACTGGTGCACCCAGGTGGCCACTGTGGCCAACATTACAGCGCTCTTGAGCTCCTGGGTGGCCACGATGCCAGGCAGCGCATCTGCCTGGGCCTTGGCCTTTTTAAATAGGTCTCTTGCATTCATTATGCTGCCTCCACTAAAGTGTATTGGCCTGCTCTAAAATTACCCTGGAATGTCCAGTCGCTACCTGGTTTGAAGTAACCAGGAAACTCACCCTCAACACACACTGCCTTGGCATACGCACAATCCGGGGCCTCGGGCAAGTATTTGAATTGGCCGTTGCTGCGATCCACTGTGTGGTGTGCAATGCTAGGCTTAGCATTCTCTACAATCTTGAACACGCCGCCATGTGCACGTACCAGGTCGCCGACTTTAAACTGGTGAATGAATTTTTGGTTTGCCATGTTAGTTACTCCTGTTTGTTGTGTTGATGTGTTTATTATACTGGTATTTGGTCGGGTGTCAACAACTATTTAATACCCGACCAAACCCTGGGGTTATAGCAGGCCGTAGATTGGTATACACTCCTGGACCTTGATCTCCAGGCCTGTACGCTCACGCTCTGCCTGGGCTACCTGCTCGGCCTCTTCCCTGGTCTTGAACGTGCGATCCTTAAAGCTGTGCTCTTTGCGCAGCTGGGCCCTGCCTTTGTTGCCCAGGGCCTCGTAGGCCCTCCAGTCTAGGGTTACGTCGTAATGGGGTTTACCTGTTGTGATCATGTGTTTTCCTCCTGGTTAGAATGATAGTACTACTCGGTCAGTGGTCAGCGCCACTACATTACCCAGGCCGTCGCATCCGAATGCCAGGACGCTGCGGCCTCTGATCTTGCCGGAGCGCAGCTGCTGTGTGCCTAGCTCCTGGGCCAAGGCCCGGTCTGATACGTGTATACCTGTGATGTCATTACCCTTGGCTACCTGGACGAAGTCTGCTACCAGGTAGCGGGATACTGCGCTCTCGATTGTTACGTGCTTGTTTGCCATGTTGATCTCCTGGTTAGTTAGACTGCTGTGCTGCTACTACTTCGATGGTGTGTGGTTTGTTGCGGCCTGTTTGGCCTGCTGCTTTACGGGCCAGCTGCTCGGTTGCTGCAAACCCTGTGAATACCTGGTAGATATTGACTGAGCGATAAGCATAAGCCAGTGGCTTACTGGTGTTGCGGCTAATCGTTGTGCCATCTGCGAATGTTGCTGTTACTTTCATGTTGATCTCCTGGTGTTGATGCCTCAATTATAATGACCTGGTATCAATATGTCAACACTTATTTGTGGGAGATTGTGGGATACCTGGTGTGTTGTAATATGCACACATCTCGGTCCACCCCCACCTGGGCCCCTCACGTGCGCATAGCCATGTAGGCCACACAGCATATAGGAGACTAGAGATCGTGCCCCCTCCTAGGCTACCCCCTCACCTTGGGCCAACTCGGCTCCTAAGCCCCTTCTCGTCAGCCTAATCCGTCAATA